GATTGGGATCCAGTCGTTATTCGTGGCAAAATTGATAAAACACGAGAAAAAGAAAAATACGTCAAGTTCATGGGTCAGGAAATTAGGTTACCGAAACGGGGTCAATATTCGGGAAAATCACCTGAACAGAAACTGGATGAAGCCGAATTAGCTGGTACACACAAGAAAGTCAGTAAAGAAACAGGATTAACGATCCAACGGGCACGTGTTGCAAAACAGTATACGCAAAAGGATCTCGCGGGTCTTATACACGTATCAACAGATATTATCTCTTCATACGAATTAGGTAAATCAATTCCGGATCCTAACGTTATGCAAAAATTGCGTCGAGTTCTGGGTGTTAAACTTTAAAATTTGGTCTAAATTTTAATTTTTAAATTGTAAATTTTATTTATTTTTTAAATTTTTAAACGCTTAATAGACGCTTAGTTGGAGAACGCGAGGCCACCCATACCCGATTGGATTCTGAGGACGTTGTAGTTCGTGGCGAACATGTTGAGGGACTCCTTGGCCGAAGTAGACTTAAGCGCAATGGAGACTTGCGCGTTGTCGATTCTGGAGAAGTTACAGGTACCCGTTGGTTGATGCTCTTCTGGCTTGAGCGCAAAGGAGTACGAGTAGACCCCTGGCATTGGGGAGGCGGAGTGGTGGACGAATGGTTGGACTTGGTTAAAGTACTTACCGCCTTGTTCCTTGAATCTGTCTTGGCCGTTGAGGACCAACTTGAAGGAGTCGAGTGGACCCGAAGTTTGTTCATCGAATGGCACCATGGAGTCCAAGAGCAATTGTGGCGCACCCGCGGAGGATGGGTTGACGAACACGTTGGAAGCGGCATCGAGAACAGTGACGTTGGAGGAGATAATGGCTGGGGTGTCAGTAAAGTTCCACAAATTGTTAGCGTCATTAGCCATCGCATCGGCTTTAGTGGTACACCAGACCAATTCCTTGACTGGGTGATTGTACGACAATCTGATTTGCTTGGTGGCACCACCCGACGCCAAAGAGTCCGTGCCAGTGTGTTGGACTTGTTCGATCAAGTATTCGTGACCCTTTTGTGCAAATCGTCTGCGTTCTTCAGTGTCAAGGTAGATGTAGTTACCCCACACCTTCAAGGAGTCGAAGTTAGTGTACGTGGACGCCAAGTCGATGTCAATTCTGACTTCGTGGTATTGCAAGGCAATCAATGGCAAGGCCAATCCTGGGTTTCTGTTAAAGAAGAAGATCAATGGCAAGTAAACCTTTTCGTCGTCTTGGACAGCCGAAGTCATTTTACCGTAGTTCAACTTCGCAGATTCGTCCATGTACAATTCCGCGTACAATCTCCACCACTTTTGGTAGTGCTTGTCGATTCTTTGACCACCGATGGACAATTCGACAGTGGAGATCGCGGATTCCGCGATCCACGCATCTTTAGTATTAACTGGTCCCGTAAGGCATGTTAATTCAACGTACATGTCCGCGATCAAATCACCATTTCTGGCGACCGTGACGGAAACGCGACCACCAGCCGTGGCAGTACCGTTGACAGTTTGTTCGATGTTTTCCATCGCAAAGTTAGTGTGGCGTTTGTAAACAGCCTGGAAGAAAGTGACTTTTGGGTTACCAGTCAAGTAGACATCTTGGGCGCCGTAGGCGACGAGTTGCATGAGACCACCGGCCATATTGTTTGTTTTTGTACTATAGGCAGAGATTTTTTTTTCGGGTGAGACCCGCGAAAAAACCCGACCCTATTTTTCCTGGTATATAGAAATGACCGATCAAGAAGAACCCCTTCTTGAACCAATCGAAGAAATCGAAGAAATCGAAGAAATTGAAGATGAAGAATCTATAGTCGATGATCTTGATCTTGACCTTGAAATGCCAGATGATGATGATGATGAAGAATATATGATGGATATGGGTGGACTCTTAAGTTCGGTCCTCGCGACCGAAGATGGTGATACCGTATGTTCCGCACTGGTAAATATTTCCAGACAGATGGAAGTTCAAAACAAAATTCTTATAAAAATGTTATCTCAAATGCAAAAAAATTAACTTAGAAAAATAATCCATATGTAATAAAAGAAAATGGAGGAAACACATTTTATTAGTTCGGAATCAAATCAACGTGAATCCAATGCTATTATGTGGTCTAACCAGATTCAATCACTCAACCCTGAAGAGTTTATGCACCTTCTATCAGAACTAGAAGATATGTGGGACATCAATACTACGGATAATAGTATGATATCGTTCCAACTTGGATATAAAAACTTTATAAATCCTCAGGACCTCGACCCTGAAACGGGATTACCCGTTCGGTTTGACGTTGAACTTGTTTCTGGAAACCATAAACGCCTAAAAATGCAGTTGGGACAAATGTATCATCGGGCTGAAGTTTTAAAACTTTTAGATACCGAAGACGATGAAGATATGAAAATATCCATGCGTATAAATCGTCTTATTGATCAAGTCGACGATGCATGGCAAATTATTTTTAGAGCGGCGCGTATACACGAACGTATCAATAATCCGACGTATGTTCCTATAAACCCAGAATCAGATCCATCCATTTTTAGGTGTTCGACCATGGAAAAGGTGGAAGAACTGGCACCATACCAACAGGCAATTCTCGCGTGTTTGCAAAACCTTTACGAAACGAATGTTAAAAGATACAAGGGGTACTGTTGTACACAAATCAAGACCGAAGATGGTAAAGATACACGTGCATGGAAACAGGTCGAAACAATACAGGATTATGTTTATGGGGTTGCACAGAAAGAAACACGATACGAACTTTGGAAAAATTTATCGAGTCGTGGATCAGCATATAACGACGTTATTCGACATTTAACACATTGTAAAGATATGCAATTTCCAGAGATTATTAAAAATAGACACGTCTGGTCGTTTAAAAACGGTATTTTTATAGGTAAAGAGTGGTCTGCGCAAACAGGACTCTATGAATCGAACTTTTATACGTACGAGTCGCGTGAATTTAAAAATCTTGATCAAACCATTGTAAGTTGTAAATATTTCGATAAGGAATTTACGAATTACGAACACCTCGAAAACTGGTATGATATTCCAACACCATTTTTTCAATCGATTCTCGAGTACCAAAAGTTTGATTCGGATGTATCTAAATGGATGTATGTTATGGGTGGTCGTTTATGTTTTGATGTGAATGATATAGATACATGGCAGGTTATACCTTTCTTAAAAGGTATTGCGCGTTCAGGTAAATCGACGCTTATCACCAAAGTGTTCCGTAAATTCTATAACGCCGACGATGTACGCACACTTTCAAATAATGTTGAAAAGAAATTTGGATTATCATCCATTTATGATGCATTCATGTTCATAGCCCCAGAAGTAAAAGGTGATTTACAACTCGAACAAGCTGAATTTCAGTCTATTGTATCTGGTGAAGACGTATCCATCGCGGTAAAACACGAAAAAGCTAAATCATTCGAATGGTCTACACCTGGTGTACTTGGTGGTAATGAAGTTCCAAATTGGAAAGATAATTCAGGTAGTGTTTTGCGTCGTATTCTTACGTGGAACTTTGGTAAACAGGTCAAAGATGCCGACCCAACGCTTGAATATAAACTTGATGCAGAATTACCCATCATACTTCAAAAGTGTATTCGTGCTTATCTTGAATATGCACAAAAGTACGCAGATCGAGATATTTGGAATGTCGTCCCCGAATATTTCAAGACGGTTCAAAAACAAGTCGCAACGATCGCAAGTACACTTGAAAACTTCATGCAATCGACGGGTGTAAAATACGGGAAAGACTTATTTTGTCCACAAAAAGAATTCGTCGCGTTATTCAATTCGCATTGTCAAGCAAATAATCTTGGAAAACCTCGATTTACTCAGGATTTTTACGTGGGTCCGTTCAGTCAGCGTGAAATAGAAGTTCGTGAAGTAACACTCACATACAAGGGACGTAATTACCCCAGACAGGCGTTCATATTTGGTGTAGATATAGTGAATGAAGATATTACATTTGGTAATGAGTATTAATTAAAATATCACGTTAGATTAAGATATGGATCCCAGGCAATTTGTAAAAAATTCGAATGTGTCTATTCAGACAACGCCGTCTAAAAAAGGTGGTCTCAAAATTGGAAAATTTCATCCGGGTATGTATAATGTTCTTGTAAATAAAAAGTTTTCAAAGGATGAAAAACGCGTAGATTTACAATACATTTTAAAACAAAAACCAAAGGGACATGCTCAAATAGCACCTGGTTTAACCTTAGATCTTAACGAGATTAAGGGGTATTACGGAAGGTTTCAGACGGGTGCCATACACACGTCTAATTTTGGTTTAAAGGGTGATTTAAATAAAGAGTTCTTTTCTGTACAGTTAAGTGGGTACACCATGGACGGAACTGAGCGTAAAAATTTTACGTTTGTCATTTACAGTAATGGTAAAATTCGTTTTTCGGGTGGGTTTTTAGGGTCCAGTAATCTCAAAAAACAACCTGAAGCTTTGCGTAAATATTTAATTGATACGTATACACAAAAACAGGGATTTTTATATAATGAAATTGAATATAACAATATCGCGGGGTTCTTTAATACAAATGTAAACTTCGATTTAACGAGAATCTCACAACAAAATCCGGTAAAAGCACAAAGTATTAGTTACGAGTCTGAATTAACACCTTTTTTATACATGACGTACAAAGATCATAATTTCGTTTTATCGACCAAATCTGGGAAACTTGGTTCGGGTGTTGTTCAAGTTCAAGGTGAAAGTGATCCAGATGACCTCGAAAACGCATATAAAGTAGGTGTTGATATGATAAAACTACTCCATGTTTTAGGGTACACAATGGGGTTGGTAAACCGTAATGTAAACCTACCAAAACTTCCTATTATGAAAAGTGTAAAAGCGTCTACGTGTCCTAAACCACGTCGTCCACCGTGTAAAGATGGGTTTGAAGTTCGTAAAAATCCACAAGGGTCCGAGTGTTGTTTTAAAATCCCAAAGAAACGGGGTACAACTAAGAAAAAAACTACACCTAAAAACGTTTCTATTTCTTACGATAAAGATGGTACTATGAAAATAGGTGGACGTAAGTGTGATAGACTTACAAAACCAGTTTTACTCGACGTTGCTAAAAAGTTGGGTGTTGTTGGGGTACGTCAAAAAAATACTAAAAATGTTATATGTTCCGCACTCGATGCGATTGAGAAAGGTACATCCAACTTAAAAATAGATGGAAAATTGTGTCGAAAAATGAAAAAGGACCAACTCGTTGCGATGGCATTATCCAAAGGTATAACGATTGACGATAAGGATACTGTAAAAATGTTATGTGATAAACTTCAAGATAAACCAAATTCCCCAAATTCACTCGCCAATGAAATGGAATACGCGCTTAAAATGAGAAGAAGTCGAAACGCGACCAATCAGAAAAGACGACTCAATGATACGGGTATAAGAAACGATCTCGTTAAAATGTATGGTAAAAAGTGGATGACAAAGTATGGTAAAGTTATGGATTTGGATAAAAATGTACGTGATGTAAAGAGAGAATTGAATAAGGCCGAAAAGAATAATTCTCTTAATGTAACTACACGTAACGGTGTTATAAGAAAGATGGTCGCGAACGATATCAAAAAGGCTATGGTCAAAGATATGAAACTTAACCAAGAAAATACCCTTAAGAAAAAACTTCTCAGAAATGAGGCACAAAAGTTATACGGTAAGTTTGGTAAAAATATGGTAAATAATGTTATAAAATACGCGACAAATTTACCAAAGACGTACGCTCTTAATAGTACTAAAATAAAGAATTACGTTATGATAAAACGTCAACTTCAACAAAATACACCATCAGCGTTAAAGAATAAACGCAAAAATAAATAAAAGATGGACGATCCAAGAGAATTAATATTAAAACGTGTCCGACAAAATACAAATGACTTTATTATAGATTATAAAGATCGTTGGAATAAATATATTTTGTCGAGCATTATAGATAGTATATTTTATACTTTAGCAGATTATATAAGCATTGAAAGAAAAGGTGGGTGTACTATGGGTAAATTAGAAATTGAATACCATTGTACGGATGATTTTATAAACAGTGATAATGCTGAAGAATATTTAGAAAAATATCGTGACCCCGATGACCAAAATCTTATGCTATTCATATACGATAATATGCATAAGATGGAACCGGGAACCCATCGACGTACACTTTTGTACCTTACGAACATACTATACTTCGATTTATAAGTTTATGTGGTTCAGCAATTTGTTTAAGGTGTTTCGCATGATACGAAAAATCGTACCCGAGAAACCCATCTGTTATTTGTTTAGAAAGACCGAATGCCTCAATTATTCTCGAGGTTTGTGTACATACCGATAAACGTTCGAGGTTAAGAAATCGATCTTCCATCATTATAAATTCTTTAAGTGATTCATCAGGTATACCATCCTTACGCATCTGTTCATACATCTTCCTCGATTCACCATTTGACATATAAAAGTATTTTGTTGAAAATCCAAGAACCGACACACGTTCACCTGTAATATCAATATCACGTAATACAAATAGTATAATTATAAGTATAAGTATCCAAGCTATGATCATACTGTATATGATATAGTAACATTATAATTATTATAAAATGTTTGTCACTTTTTGCGATTACCCAAAAAAACTTTTTTTTATTTTATACAAAGTATCTCCTTGAGAAGGATGTTCGATTTGAAATATAATTTTTCTTTTTACTAATCACTAAAAGTGACAAACATTTTATATTAATTTAACATAATAAATAAATCTTTTATTTTATGAATAATATTAAATAATGTATCCTTATCTTCAACATTTTGGGGTTTTATAATTTCAAATTCAATTTGGTATGTAAATGGATCTTCCGAATCCATATCTTGAGTGTTACCAGAAATAGATGTCATATCAATAGATACATTTTTACGAATATACGATGTACGTGTTTTCGTTTTTTTACCGTCCATTTCACTTTCATAATCATGTTCCATAGGAATTTCTTTACATACGGCAAACCGTATATCAAAAGGTGTATCCTTGATTTGTTTAAAATCTTCGATATGTACCCGTTCTTTTTTCACGATAGTTTCCTCGTTTGTAGATTCATCTATTGTTATACGAAGATTATCCTTTTCACGGAAAAAGACGTCAGTTTGTGACGTTTCAATACGTTCCCAACCAGGGTATTTATTAAGACCTTTCATTAGATTAATATACATCTTTTCACCTATATTCGTATCGAAGAAGGTCCCATTGTATTTACCGAGACGAAATTCCATTTCAACGTGTTCCTCATTCTTGTATTTATCAAGGATGGGTTGAATTGTATCACAAATTTTATGTACGTTCATGTTTTCTTACATTTATGTATCGCGTCTTCTTCTTAAGCCTTTTTTATACACCTTTTTTAGATGCACGGTTTTACAAACATTGGAAACACGTGTTATTTTAATTCGGCTATACAGTGTTTTCTACATATACACGATATATCATCTCATATAGTACGAAATAAATACGAAGGTGATTGTTTATTTACAAAAATATACGAACACGTTGTACATGTTTATTTTTCAACGCATGAAGTTAAGGTTTTTACACTCGAACCACTTTTAAAAGAATTTGTGAAATTGTACCCTCGGTTTAAAATAGGTGATCCTCATGATGCTCAGGACGCTCTATTATGTATTATAGATATACTCGAAAAGGGGTACCCTATAATTAAAGATCTCCTTTACGGTGAAACAACACAAGTAACACTATCACCCGCAAGTAAAAATGTTATAAAAACACCCTTTTGTATTCATATTTTAAATATGAAAAATGAAGTAAAAAGTATAGACGAAATGATAGAGGAAGGATACAATTGGAACGTGGTTGAAGGATATGTCGACAACGATAACGTGAAACACCACGTCGCAACAACACGGTGTTTTATATCTAAGAAACCAAAAATTCTACTTGTATCATTCGATAAAAAAAGTAATGTAAAAGTTGATACATCTTTAAAAATGGGGTACGATTTACGTGGTTCTATAATTCATAAAGGTGTTCAATGGGGTGGTCATTACATATCTATGTCTAAATTCGGTGAAGATTGGATCATACAAGATGATGATAGTTTAGGTAAATTAAGTGAATTACCTAAAGAAGATAGTCATTACATTTTGGTCTACAGTCTAAAAACTCCTTCATCTGAATGTCCTCCTTAATATTCACGAGTGTTCTATAAAACGTTCGTCGACTATTTGGAAACGTCTTATCGGTTCGTTTTTTTAATGGTTTCCACCATAGAGGACCTTTTTCCCACGTGACGTACATACACTCAACAATATCATTTTCTCTCAACCATTTATATTCGGACATGCGTTCAATTGGTATCTGAGATTCGTGTATAAGTTTACCTCTATCTTGTATATACAATCGCCATACGGGTGGACCAGGTACACACCCCGGTGTTTCGACGGTTGGTCCTTTCTTCACTTTGAAATCAATCGTATTTTTGTTCCTTGGTTTCCATTTGAACATAGTTTCGTGTGTACCTGTACGCACGGGTTCGTTTATAGGTGTAAAAACAAGACCATCCATTTCTTGTTTGACGGTCGGGAGATATACATCCATGAACTTGTTAAACTCGGTATGAAGATGAAACGTTTTAACCTTTAAAAGTATTGGATCCGTTTTTAAAACCATCATCTTTTTAGTTGTTTTTTCGCAATGTTCGAGACGCTCTAAAAAATTTTGTTGTCCAATAACTTCGCCGCATGTCATTAAACAATCATATATCATAAATGTATTCTCGTATAATTCACCTTCAAGTATCGTACCTTCATATATCGGTCGTCTAAAATTAAGTGGGCATATGAACATTTCAAGAGCACGGTTTAAGAAAACACACACTTTTCGATTTTCAAACATAAACGCCAACATCATGTATCTCGTACCATCCG